GTGCTAGCGGACAGGAGGGCACTGCCACAGACACACAAGGCGCGAGGGTTTGGGGAGTCGAGAGCAACCCGCGAGGGGTTGCTAGGGAGGAGAAACCAATAGGCGCATAATCAGTCCATACTAAAGCGATTGGCCCGGAAATGTAATTCAATTCCGGGCCTTTCGTTATGTCTAAAGGGTATTCATATTCAATTGTGTTTCATTGCCATCGTTGGGGTGGACACTGGCCCTGCTGGCAGGGCAGGGCACTGGACCAGACCACCCCCGGGGGGTCGCCCCTCGAGCTCGCGCCGGGGGCTTGACCCCCTGGTGTCAGCGTCCTCGCTTCGCTCGGACGCTAAGGCCCCTCCACAAATTGCGGGAGGAACAGGATCGCTCTGACCTGCGGTTTTGTGGGACCCCAAAAAAAAGTTTGGTCGTTGGACGAGGAAAAGGGCCTTGTTCGGCCCTAATACATAGTGAACCCCCTTACCAGAGGGAGCGAGTCTCCAGACGAGCGACCGACCGGGGTCTGGATCCTCGCTCTACCAGAGGCCCCGGGCCCCGAAGCCCGGTGCCTCAGTACCCCCTCCCTCGGTCGGTGGAGCGACCACCAGAGAGCTCCACCTCCCTCGGTGTTCCCCCACCTCCAGGTGGGAGGAACCTCCTCCCATGGAGTTAGAGGATCTTCAACCTCGAAGATCCTCGATGGAGGCGTGGAGGGACACGCCTCCTCGTAGGTTCCACCGGAGACCCAACCCCCCTCCAAGCAGCTCCTCGCTGACGCTCGTCGCTGCCAAGGTTCCCCCCGAAGCAGATTGCTTCATTTCGATGAATTGAAGCTATTCCCTTTCCATGAAAGTAATTCTGTGGCTCGTCATCTTGACCCGCCGAGCCGAGATGGCCGGCTCGCCGGTGAGGCCCAGAATACCGGTCTCGAGGCTTCCCAGGTTCGCAGAAAGGCTACGGCTAAGCGTGCCGAGGTGGCACGCACCAAGGCCAAGATTCTTTCGCTGCGCGAACAAGGTCACACCGTTGAGGATTCATGTCGGCTTGCTGGAAAGCAGCCGGCTATTTGGAAGTACTACCGGCAGACGGATCCCGAGTTCAAGGAGGCCGGGGATCTTATCCTGGCGCGAATTGCCGGCGCCAAGGTAGACCGTCGTAATGAGGAAATCTCTTTCGAGGAGTTCTCGGAGAAGTACCTCAATTCAAAGCGCTTCAATCACCAGATGCAGTGGATTGATCTCATTGAAGGTCGAGACCCGCGCAATCTCCATGAGAATCAGGTGTACAAGAAGGGCGACCCGGATACCGTAATTGTCAACACGCCCCCGGGCCACGCAAAGAGCACAACGATCACCATGGACTACGTGACGTACAAGATCGTCACGAATCCAGAGTTCCGCGTCGTCATCATTTCCAAGACGGAACGAATGGCGAAGAAGTTCCTTCTTGGTATCAAGCGCCGGCTGACCAACAAGGCCTTTGCCAAGCTCCAGATCGACTATGGCCCCCCGGAGGGATTCGAGAAGGGGTCTGAGGTCTGGACGGCCAACATGATCTACTTCGGCCACTCCGACTCTGACCAGAAGGACCCGAACGTCGAGGTCCTGGGAATCGGTCAGCAGATCTACGGAGCTCGAGCTGACCTCATCATCCTCGACGACGTGCAGGACCTTTCCAACGCGCACCAGTACGAAGCGCACCTGGACTACATCATGCAGGACGTCATGACTCGTGACGCCCCGCTGCTCGTAGTGGGTACTCGCGTGGCGCCGGTGGATCTCTATTCCGAGCTGATGAATCCCGATCACTACGATGGGGAAGAATCGGACTGGACCTATCTCTCCCAGCCGGCGGTATTCGAGTTCGCGGACGATCCCGCGGATTGGGTCACCCTTTGGCCCTACGCAGACCGACCCCACCCGACTCGACCCGGTAGGCAGAATGCCGAGGGGCTCTGGCCGAAGTGGGACGGGCCCCGTCTGGCGAAGCTCCGCAGGAAGCTCAAGCCGACCACCTGGGCCCTGGTGTACATGCAGGAGGCCGTGTCCGAGGACACGATCTTCACCATCGAGGCAATCAACGGCTGCCAGGACGGCAACCGTTGGCGCGGACAGGTCCCGAACCTCCGCAACATGACCGTCGTCGCCGGCCTTGACCCGGCCACGTCAGCAGGCTTCACCGCCTGCGTGGTCCTCGCTGTCGACCGCGACACGGGGAAGCGTTACCTAGTTGATGTCTTCAACAAGCAGGTCCGCTCGAGCCAGCTCCGTGAGCTGATCGAGGACTGGACCGAGCGCTACGACATCGACATCTGGCGAATTGAGAAGAACGCCTTCCAGGCATTCCTCACGCAGGACCGCGAGATCAATCAATTCATGGCCTCGAGAGGTGTCCGTCTCAACGAGCACAGCACCAACAACAACAAGAACGACCCCGAGTGGGGCGTCTCCTCGCTGGAGATGCTCTTCCGCGGCTGGCAGGACAAGACTGCCCTGCTCGACCTCCCTGGCATGAACCCCAATGAGGCCTACCGCACGCTCAAGGGTCAGCTGGTGACTTGGTACCCCGATCACCCGAAGACGCAGAAGATCGACACGATCATGGCGCTCTGGTTCGCAGAGACCGAGGCGCGCAACGTCGTACGCCACCTGGGGAACCGGAAGCAGGACTTCCTGGACAACCCCTTCGCGTCAGACAACGACATCTCTGACCGCGTGGTCATCAACATCGACGAGTACCTACAGCAGCAACGACAGGCAATGTGAACATGGTGGAGCACGTCTCCCGCGACCTGATGGGTCGCTTCAACGCACTGGTCTCGGGCTCCTCCGAGCGCCAGCAGCGCAACCGCGATGTCGCGGCAGCCCGTCGTGGTGACGTCGACGCCATCATGCCGGGTGTCTTCCCCCGCAATTGGCCCAAGCCCGTCGTCGCCAACATCGTCGACGTGACGGCCAGGGACATGGCCGAGACCCTGGCCCGGTTGCCATCCATCGACTGCAACAGCTCGCAGATGACCTCCGACCGGGCCAAGCGCTTCTCCTCGAAGCGCACCAAGGTTGCGCTCTACTACGTGGAGCACAGCCGGCTCAAGCTCCAGCTCTACACCGGCTGTGACTGGTACTGGTCCTTCGCGGCCATGCCGGTCATCGTCGAGCCCGACTTCGAGGCGAAGTGCCCTCGGCTTCGGATCGACGACCCTCGGACTGCCTTCTGGCAGACCGACTTCTACGGAAACGTCACGATCTACTGCAAGGTCTGGCAAGACACAATCGACTCACTCTCCTCCAAGTTCCCCGAGGTAGCCGAGTTCATTGGTCGCCAGGACGGCGCATGGGGCAAGGGCGAATCCGGCACCACCGTTCTCGACGTAGCCCAGATGTACGTCGGGAACAACATCGTCCTCTTCCTCCCCGAGCGGGAGGGGCTGGTGCTCCGTAGGGTCGAACATCGCTTCGACCGTCCCCCGGTTGTGATCGGTGAACGACCCCGGTGGGATGAGCAGCAGCGAGGGCAGTTCGATGATGTGATCTGGGTCTGGCTCGCTCGCGCACGCATGGCCGTGTACGGGCTTGAAGCCGCCGACAAGGCTGTGCGTGCCCCCCTCGCCGTGCCTGACGATGTGACTCAGATCAGCTTTGGCGCCGATGCGGTTATCCGCACAAATGATCCCGACAAGGTTCGGCGCGTTCCCATCGAGCTGCCCCAATCGTCCCTGATCGAGAGCCAGCTTCTCGACAAGGAGATCGCTGATGGCACTCGCTCGCCGGCGGCTCGCCGCGGCGACGTGAAGGCCAGCGTCATCACCGGCAAGGGCGTAGAGGCGCTCACCGAGTGGTACTCCACGCAGATTGCCACGGCGCAGGACGTCGTGGGGGACACCCTCCGCAGGGCCCTCGCCATGGCCTTCGAGATGGACGAGCTCTACTGGCCCGAGGTGACGAAGACCGTCAGCGGCACCGCCAGCGGTGCGCCGTTCACGGAGACCTACAAGCCCAGCCGAGACATCAAGGGTGACTACTCCGTCTCGGTGACCTACGGCATGACTGCCGGCATGGACCCCAACCGGGCCATCGTCTTCCTGCTCCAGCTGCGAGCCGATCAGGCCATCGACCGGGACACCATGCAGCGCATGTTGCCCTTCGACGTGGACGTGGAGGACCTCCAGCGGCGCGTCGACATCGAGCAGATGACCGACGCGATGAAGCAGGGGATGTTCGCCCTCCTGGCGAATGCCCCGGTGATGGGGGAGCAGGGCATCGACCCGCTCAAGACCCTCCAGCGTGCGGCGAAGATCATCAAGGACCGGGAGAACGGCAAGCCGTTCCATGATGCCGTCCTCGAGGCCTTCTCGCCCGACGAGGAGGAGCTCGCTGCTCAGCAGGAGCAGGACCCCCTCGCAGCGCTAATGCAGATGGGCGCCGGCGGCGGCGCCCCCCAACAGCAGCCCGGTGACAACTCCTTCATGGGAGCTGGAGCAGCTCCAGACGTCTCCATGATCCTCGCCGGCCTGACGCCCGGAGGCAAGGCAAACCTCCAGGCCAACGTGTCCCGCCGACTCCCGGCGTGACGAACCCAACAAGGAGAACACAATGAGCGCTCCCAACGCGCAGCCGGCTGGGTCTCGTCCCGCACCCGGCAAGGTCAACACGCACGCCCCGCACCAGGGCGGCATGCCCAGCAATGGTCCCGCCGTTGGACCGACCG